AAGTCCTGTAGGACCAGTCATAGGCTGAACACCACAGATGTCATATGCAATCATGTTAGGTACAGCACGTCTTACCAATGAGATAAGAATCGGATCGTAACCAGCAACAGGTCCTGCAGGAGTTGATGCACCAGTAAAACCACCAGATCCGGCAGAGTTAACAGGAGCTTCTGACAATAGTGAAGTCATGTTTGCAGAAAGGTCACCAGTTTCAGCTAGTGCACGTTCTGTGTTCTCAAGGATAGTAGCAGTAACTGCTTTACGATGAGAATCGTTAATTGGTGAAAAAGATTCGTGCCCTAGAATTGGCTCCCACTTTTCCACTAGTCTTGTATAGTTATCCATTATGGATCTCCTTTATATTTAATTAAAATTAAGTTAAATAAACCAAATAATTAATTATTCTAATTACTTCTTAGTGTTGAAAGCTTCAACTAGAGAATTAATAGAGGCGTAATCGGAAGATGGTTTAATTACTTCCTGTTCCTCTAGAATAATTTCGTCACTCTCGTTCTGAACATCATGTTTTTCAACAAGAGGCTTATCACTAAAGAATGACTCCTTGATTACTGTTAGATTTTCTGCATAAGCATCAAGATCTACAACGTCAAGCTTTTCAGACAATACTTTCAAACGTTCTACCTGGTTTGCAGATAGTCCTTCTGATAGTTCGTCAAATTTTTGTTCTGCTTTGAAAGTGGCAATTTCTTTTTGTAATTCGATATTCTCGTTTACAAGATCATTGGCTTTCCCTTCCAAATCAGCTACATTTGTTTCTAAGTTTGATACAACATCAACAGTTTCTTCTGAAACAGTAACATTGTGTTCAACAAACAAGTTCTTAAGACCTGTCATTAATGACTCAGCCATCTCAACCTTAATACCGGATTCGATTGCGATCTCATTCTCTGACATCCATTCTGAAACAACGTAATCTAAATACTTATCGACATTTTCAGTAATAGTTTCCAATTTCTCAGTTACTGCTTCTTCCAATGACTCGTCTAAAGATCTAGTTAGTTCTTCACGGATTGTTTCGGTTCTTTTGTTAACTTCTTCGTTTAAAGCGGCTTCAAATACAAGACTAATCTTGCCTTTGAATTCTTCAGATAAATCTTCGCCTTCGATGATAGATTCAATTGAAGATTCGATAACGATTTCTTCAACTACTTCTACTTCTGCATCAACTTCAACTTCTTCAGTTGCTGGTGTTTTAACTTTCTCTCCAGCTCCTTTAGGTTCATCAGTTTTGGTTTTCTTTAGTTTATCCTTTTTGCCTTCACCACCTTCAGGGGTTACTGCAGCAGGTACACTAGAGACGCCATCATCAGATACGAAAGCTTCGTTATTTACGTCTGACATAATTTTCTCCTTTTTAATTTGTTTTTCTACAAATAATAAATTTTTTGTATTCGACTGTTTTATTTATAAAAGATTAATTTTTCAAAGTACGGATAAAGTTCTGGAACATTCCAGCAGCCGCAGCTTCGTCGATTTTCTTCGTTACAGTCATATATTGTTTTTCTACCTTCTGCTGGATTTCTTCGACCATTTGAGTGGCTCTCCAATTTCCAGAAGCAATATCGTAGTAATACTCTACGTTCTCCATGATTCCATTTACGAACGCATTTGGTGCAGAAGGGTCAGTAACAATATCAACAGTAGAAAGATGAAAGTCTTTTTGAACTTCCATTACTCCATCTCTACCTGCCTTGACTGAACCAAGACCTCGTGTCGAAACACCGATCTTAACGCCTTCATCTAATAGGCTTTTAACGATTTCCCCCATAGGTGTTGATAAGATTTTAGCCTTACCGTAAAAATCGTTATCTTCCCGTCTCATTTCTGTAATCAGATGTGAAACGCGATCTCCGTTGATCTGAGGACCATCAGGATGACCTAATTCTCCAAGAGCACGCTTAGTTTCAATGAATTCTTTGTTGTATCTCTTCATTTCATTTTCTAACGTGGAACTTGGATAAATTCTTCCATTGCGATTTTTTAGATCGCCTTGCATGAAAATTCCTTCAATAAAGTAATTCTTTTTACCGTCGTCTTTAGCTTCGGTAATTACTTCTACGGAATCTTCTCTGTATTCTGTTATTAAGTTTAAATTCATAATAGTTTCCTTTATGTGTAGTGGGCAACGCCAACCATTAATACTGAAGTGGCAGCGGTTAAGGTATCTGTTGAATCTTTCTTAACAAACGATTGACCAGAACCAGCAGTAAATGTACCAAGAACATCTCCGCCAACATTCTTATGAGTAATAAGAATACCTGCAGCAGTTGCGTTAAACAATCTGACGAGAGTTGCTGAACCAATATTATCAGCGGTTGTTACACCAGCTTCAGTACCTTTAACTTTAATTATACTTGGCATTATACGTTGTCCTTCGCAAATTCGAGGATTTCGTTGTAGCCTGCTTCATCAGCAACCAATACACTATACATTTCTTTTGTATTTGTTTCTGTTAATTCACTGAACATTTTATTTAAAACAGTTGCATCTTCTTCTGATACTTCCATTACTGTTTCGTTTTGTAATTCAAATGATCCTACTTCAATTGATTCGTATTGCTTTGACGCTTTATACATCTTTGCAGCTGATAGAGGTTTACCGTTAACCATTTGATCGCCTTTAGCGTAAGCATATAATGATTTAACATTACCGAATACTTCAGCTAATTTATTCTGCCACCATTCTTCAGGATCTTGTCCTTCAGTTTTAAGGTAATCTCCAATCTCTTCAGAAGCATAAGTAATGAAATGCAATTGTTTCATCATCATTGGAATTTCTTGCTGGGGACTCTCAAGCAATTCTTCCTCTGTAGAAACCTTATCTAACATTTCTTTAAATGTCATTGATAGAGTTTTGCCATTACTGTCTTTGATAGTAACTTGCGTTGGAGATGGCTTTGGCTTTTTAATTGTTTTGGCTTCAGGTTCTAAAGAATCCTTGTTACCTTTTGCATCAACTTTATCTTCTTTAGTTGTTGCTTTATCAGCAGGTTTCTTTTCTGCCTTTATTGTACTCTCTGCAACGTTACAGTCACAATGTGGACAATCAGATTCGCAAACGCAATCTTCAGCTTTAACATCAGAACCACAACACTTGTCTGAACAAAAACCAGCAGCTTCTTCCATATCTTCGCTGTCATCTTTCTTGGCTTCTTTCTTTTTATTGACTCCAAGTATTTCAGTAATGGATTTCTTAACGATATCTTTTTCTTCATTCTTTACATCGTCAATATCTTTGCCATCACCTGTACCGCGTTGAGGTAGTGTTTGCGCTGTTTTCTTTTTATAAGCCTTATCGTAGTTTTCATCGCCTTTCTGGTCGGCTGGTCTTGCAGCCTCTCCTTTACCAGGTATCTCTCCACTGAAAACGTGATCAGGCGCAACAGGATGAGGGATTACCTCGATCGTATGTTGATCCTTAAATCGTTTTTCTTCTGGAGCCACTGGTTGGGCAACTTCCGAAACTAGATCTTTAAAATTTTTCATATTTAGTCCCTAATTTAATTTACTCTATACTTTATTTATATTCAGTAAGAATCATCTTCTTCGTGTCCGCCAAGTGCCTTTTCGTCAGATATTTGTTGTTCCATATCTGAAGCCTGTTCTTCGGTCATTTGTAACACGTTTGTCGTAATCCACTGATGAGAGAAATACTTGCCTGTATAATCAGTTATATCTCTGAGAGTATTTAATCGTTCTCTCAAAATCTCAGCTTCCTTCAACTCTTCAAAGTAATTATCCTTAACAAAGTCGTAACGAAGATCATTTCTAATTTCGTTAAACTCTTCAGGTGTTAAAATACCTTTGAGTATCAATTGCTTTTCCAGTACCATACTGAATATCCAAGAAAAGCGATTACGGATCCTTCTAATAAATTTACCAAACTTCAGTTCATCTCGAGTAATCTCAGATGTTCTACCAAAGCTTGCCATGGCCTCTGGCTCTAAACGAGATAAGGGTACTTTCAACGCTTTAAATAATTTTCGTTGAAAATACTCTAAGTTTTCGTTACTGCTCAATCCTGGTGCAGAACCTCCTGCGAGAGTATCAACTTCTGTTGATCTTTCTCCACCACGACGAGGAAACCAAAAATCTTCTGTCATTGTTAACATTTTTCTCGAATCAGTAATTTGTCCTGACTCTGAGTTGTATTGTAACTTGTTCTTATGTCGAGCCATCATATCTCTAAGATATTGCTCTGCCTTGTTCTTTGGCAAGTTACCTACATCTATATAAAAAATTCTTCTTTCCGGTGCTCTTGTTAATGTATAAATTACAACAGCATCTTCTAACATTCTTAACTGGTTTAAAGCTTTACTTGCTGGATGCAAATGAGATAGAACTAAACTATTATTCTCATTCATCAATCCCGAAGTAACTCGAGCAATAGAATCCTTTGATATCTTAATTCCAGTTGTACTACTGCCACTTGCTCCTGTACTTGTATTCTGAAACCCTGATTCTGAATACATGTAATACTCATTCTTAATCTTCTTAACAGATATTCCTGAATGAGGATCTTTTTGCTTCTTATCAACTTCTCGTATTAACTTTAACTTACGAGGGTCAACGTATCTTAATTCGATTACACCCTTCTTAACATCTTCGGGGTCAATTATAATATGATAGTTTAATCTTCCATCAACATAAAACTTTTGAAACATGTCATACGAGTTATTCGTAAAATCAAATAATGCAAGTACATTATCAAATTCCTTTACGATAGACTTTTTAATCTTATCTGATAGATCTGTTTCTCCTAACGAGATATCAACAACTCTATCATTCGTATCAACACTAATTGCTTCATTCACAACGTCATCAACTGCCTGACTAATTTCAGGCTGCATTGCCATTGAACGATATTTGGTAATAAGGTCGGATTCCGTTTTAGCGGAACCTTCCATATCTAATATCGTATTATAAAAACCACCAAGAGCATTACCAACGGTAATCGCTCCATCATCATTAGAGGGTTCGGCGAAACTAACTGGTAATGTAGTCTCCTCCTCAGCCCTCTTTATATCAAATCCAAAAATTTTCAAAATATCATCCTATATTATAATTAACTAGTAGGAATTCCGGTGTTACCCTCTACCATCCAAAGATCGTAGCTAAACGTAACATCGAATGTTTGTATCCCATCAGTGTCCCAATCCATTGCCTGAGCAGCAATACCAGTAGGGAATAAACCTTCAAACTTGTAAGTACGTAATGGTTCACCATTTTTACTATACTGCGTGATTAACGCGTTTGATTTATAATCCTGTGGTAATCCACTCAAGTTAGTATCGTGTGAAACAATACTATTCATCCAAGCTTCCAGCGAATTTCTGACCAAGAAATCTTCGTCATTAATAATGGTTACTGTCCATTCAGCAAATGATCTTGCTCCCGCATACTTAATGTTACGACCGAAGTAGTTAATTGAGTCAATTGACGCAATAGTACTAGCAGGTAGCTGAGCAGCCTTTGCCATAAATGGAACCTTGAAATCGGCTGTAGAATCTACTGGATTAAGAAGTTGCACTTGGAAAAGATTGCTACGAGCGCCACCACCAGTCAACTGGGATTTGAACTCATTTATATTAAATGCCATTCTTTTTCTCCTTTATTTAAAATTATTTATTAAGTTAGTGATCCAACAATTTCTTCGAACTCAACACCCGATCTTGTAGCAACAAAGGTTAACTCAATCACATTGATTGAACGTGCAGGCTTAATAAAGATATTAGCCCTGAACTTACCTGAGTCAATTACTGATGGAGTATTAACTGTTGTATCAGAAACAACTCTGAAATCAACGATTCCTCGCTTACCTTGAATGTCTCTTAAGAATGGTTCAACGATTCCTTTGAATTGCGCTTGAGTAAACTCGTCGTTCAATTCAAACAAGAATGATTCCGCAGCATTGGCAATTGCCTTTTCTACTGAGATAAACAATCTTCGAACATTGATACTATCAAAAGCACTGTTGCCGCCTAATCCTGTCTTATCACCGAATAGGACAACTCCTCTTCCTGATTGAGCCATTACTGGGTTAACTTCATTGCTATATAGTTGATCTCTCTGAGCCTTATTAGGATTAAAGGCAAGTTTGACAACGTTCTTAATAACACCTTTACGGAAACCGGCTGGAGATTCAAAAGGTTCAACTCTTGAAGCAAGACCTGCTATATCACCGTTAAGTGGAGTGTATCTATATACATCGTTATATCTGTCGTATCTATACTTATAACCTGAATCAACTACTGAGTAAGAAGAACTTGGTAATCCATTCTTAAATGCAATTATATTAGCAAGTTTAGCTTCAGCTTTGCTTTCATCAACAACATCTGATTTAGCAGGACTGATAAATGCAATTGCGTCTTTTCTGTATTCAGCAATATTTGAGATCAGATATGTACCTAGGTTACCGGTATCATCAGATTTACCACCAAGTACGAATGAAACATCAATTTCGTTAGATGCTTTAAACAAATCGTAACCAGGTGCAAGATCAGCTAATGTTGCTGCTGATTCTGTTCTACCGTCTGTACCGACGTTTGAACTTGTTATTGCAGTATTACCTGAAACACCAAGGTTAACACCTAAAGTTTCATATGTACTTGCCTGAGAAGAAGCTTCGAAGTGAGCGGTATTTGCTACCTTAACCCATGAAGATTCTTGTTCAATTGCTTCTTTGTAGTAATTTGTTTTACCACTTGGTAGCTTAGCTGTTGGGCTAATTGATACATCGTTGTATAATTCTAATACCGATCCAGCTGTACCACTGACTTCACCGTCTTTATCAAGAACTGCAATATGATAGTTTGCAGCTGCAGGCGCTTTACCGAATAAATTGCCATAAGCCCATTTTCTTGTAATGGAAAGCTTAGTCAAACTCGTTTCAGCCAATAGGTATTTACCACCTAAACTTAACGTATGATGAATTGCAGTTGTAAGAACTGTGTTTGCTGTTGGATCTCCCAAGGCATCTCTTGATTCTTTGCTTACTGTATTAACAACGATTTCTTGATATCCTACTGAATCGTTACCGATAGTAATGATATCGCCAGTTTCTATTGTTGTTAATTCGTCTGCTGGTAGGACTTCAAATGCAACTGTTGCTGCGTTAAAATCAATTGTTTGAGATGTTGCTTGCTGTACTGTATTACCACTGATTCTTGTGGCAGGAATTTCCCCTACTACAATTTCTGTATTGGTAAAGCTGCTACCCTTAACATATGCTATTTCTAATGAATTACCTAACTTACCTGGGTACTTAGCATCGAATGCTCCGTACGTAGTAAATGCTGGGTTAATGTCACCATTCGCATGGTACTGGATATCGGTTGAGGAAGCGGTGACTGCTCCGTTATCAACTCTTGCTACATATAATGCATTTGCGTATGAAAGGTAATCTGCTCCGACAAAAAATGTTTCATAGTTATCAGCGCTTGGAGTACC